AGAGAAAAACGGTGGCTTCCCTCTTGGGGGGCTACGGGGGGCTATGGGTTCAATGATAGGTTTACCGCTGTACGTTTGTCGGGGGGAATGCGGGGGGCTATGCCCCCCATAGCCCCCCGACCCCCCGAGATCATGCCGGGGGCAGTGGGGGGCTACGCTCACACTAGTGGGGGGTGCAGTCTACCGATAGCCCCCGATAGCCCCCGCGCGATGGGGGGCAGCGGGGGGCAGTGTCCGGAGTGTCGACCCCGATGGTTCGACCATGGCCCCCGATAGCCCCCCGATGGCGCGGGATCGAGCCCGGGGGCGCCCGGGGGCTGCGCGATAGCCCCCGCCCAGGTGCGCAGGGATACGGTACGGGGTAGGGTATCGGGGGCCGGGGAGCGGATACCCTCCGGGGTATGACCCCCCCCCACCCCTAGCCCCGGCGGGGTCCGAGCGACGGCCCGGCAATGGTACGGACCCCCCAGACAAATTTTTTCACCCCACAAATTTTTTGAACGCCGCGTAAGTTGCCCCAGACAAATTTTTTCTTTTTGCGCTGCATTACACTCGCGCCATCGCTACGCTCCAAAACATGTTCCGCGACCTCCCCATTACTGCCAGAGAGCTAAAAGCCACGCCCGCGACGTTGGAGCGCATATACGACGGCGCAAAGCTGGGATTGCGTGGAGATTCGCTTGCGCTGGCTGCGGGTTTGTTGCCGGTGGAGTTGGCCCGGCTGAAGCTCATGGACCCGATTGCGGAGATCGCGGAGATGAAAGGCCGCGCCGACAGCGAGATGACGATGTCGCGCACGCTGTACGAGGCGGCCGAGGGCGGTGATTCGAAGGCGGCGCTGGAGTTCCTGCGGCACCGCCACGATTGGGTAGCAAAGCAGCAGGTGCAGGTAGACGTCGCGCAGTCGATCAGTATCACTGCGGCTCTGGAGATGGCCGAGAAGCGCGTGCGTGCTGCGGAAGCGATAGAGGATGCGGTGGAAATACGGCCCCGGCTGGCGCCGCAGGCTCTGGCGGAAATGGGCCCGGTGTAACCGAGGAATTGCGTGCAGACCACGAAATACACCCCGCAAGAAGAACAGGCGCTGATGAGTCGCCTGTGGAGCGCAAAGCTCCGCGACGACCCCGAAGCGTTCGTGATGTTCGTGTTCCCTTGGGGCGAAAAGGGTACGCCGCTGGAAAAGCGCAGCGGCCCGCGAAAGTGGCAGCGGGAGATTCTGCGGAAGATACGGGCGCACATCGAAGAAAACGGCGACCGCGATATGTACGAGGTATTCCGCCTGGCGGTGGCCTCTGGCCGAGGAATCGGAAAGTCCGCGCTGGTGAGTTGGCTCGTGCTCTGGATGCTGAGTACGCGGATCGGCGCGAGCGTGATCGTCTCAGCGAACAGCGAAGCGCAGCTGCGCAGCGTGACCTGGGCCGAAATCACGAAGTGGCTGGCGATGCTGATGAACTCGCACTGGTTCGAGATCAGCGCAACGCGTATCGTGCCGGCAAAGTGGCTGACGGAACTGGTGGAACGCGACCTGAAAAAAGGTACGCGTTACTGGGGCGCGGAGGGCAAACTCTGGAGCGACGAGAATCCCGACGCGTACGCTGGCGCGCACAACGACGACGGCATGATGGTCGTGTTCGACGAAGCCTCGGGTATCCCCGACAGTATCTGGAGCGTGGCTGCGGGGTTTTTTACGGAAAACACGCCGCACAGATTTTGGTGCGCGTTTAGTAACCCGCGCCGGAACTCGGGGTATTTTTTCGAGTGTTTTAACGCCAAGCGGAACTTCTGGAAGACGCAGAACATCGACGCCAGAACGGTGGAGGACACTGATAAAGGCGTGTACCAGGCGATTATTGACGAGTACGGCGAGGATTCGCCGCAGGCAATGGTCGAGGTATACGGCGAGTTTCCCGGCGCGGATGAATACCAGTTCATCCCGCTGGGGCTGGTAGAAGAAGCCGGCAAGCGGCCCCCGATGCGCGACCCGGAGGCACCCGTGGTGCTGGGGGTGGACCCCGCGCGGTACGGGGCGGACGCAACGATTATCGTGGCGCGACGGGGGCGGGATTTGCTCGAAGTGCGACGGTTCAGGGGCGATGACACGATGACGGTGGTGGGGCACGTCATTGAGGCCATTGAGGATTTCCGGCCGGTGCTGACAGTGATTGACGAAGGCGGCCTAGGCGCGGGCGTGCTGGACAGACTGCTGGAGCAGCGGTATAAGGTGCGCGGGGTGAATTTCGGCTGGAAGGCCAAGGATCAAAAGGCGTACCAGAACAAGCGGGCCGAGATGTGGGGCGCAATGAAACAGTGGCTGCGCACGGCGTCGATCAAGGACGACAGGAACCTGAAGAAAGACCTGTGCGGCCCGAGGACGCGACCGAATTCGTCGGGGGCGATTGCGCTGGAGACGAAGGAGCAGATGAAGGCCCGGGGCTTGGCTTCGCCTGATGCTGCTGACGCACTGGCGGTGACGTTTGCGTTTCCCGTGGCGCACAGGGAGTACAATCCGCGCAGCCAGCACCGAGTGGTTACGACGCACGGGGGAGCCATGCAGTCGGCCGGGTGGATGGCACACTGAGGGTCTGTCATGGCAAAGTCGGTGTCTCTGAGCGTTGGTCGAGGCGAAAAGCTGCCCACGAAGCAGGGCGCTGGCCTGACGGCTAAAGGCCGCGAGAAGTACAACCGCGAAACGGGGTCGAACCTGAAGGCGCCGGCGCCGAACCCGAAGACTGAGGCCGACAAGGGCCGAAAAGCGTCGTTTTGCTCGAGAATGGGAGCAGTGGCCGCGAAAGCCAAGGACGGCGAGCGGGCCAAGGCTGCTCTGAAACGCTGGAAGTGCTGATCATGCCGCAAAAACCCGGCCTCTACGCCAACATCCACGCCAAGCGCGAGCGCATTGCTGCCGGAAGCGGTGAAAAGATGCGCAAGCCAGGCGCTCCTGGCGCACCGACCGCCAAAGCGTTCAAAGAGTCGGCCAAAACGGCCAAACCGAAGGGGAAATGACATGCCTCTGGTGAAATCCGCGTCCAAGGACGCGTTTCGCAAGAACGTGAAGACCGAAATGGCGCACGGCAAGCCGCAAAAACAGGCTGTGGCGGTGGCGTACAACACGCAGCGCATGGCCAAGGCGCCTGCGAAGGGCAAGAAGTAACATGGCACGCGACGACGGCATCAACGGGGCTCGGCGGGTAGCCGACGGCGGCTCGGACAAGTCTGAACTGCTGGCAGAAATGCGCACGCGGATGCAGTCCGCGCAGTCGGCGTTCTCGCTCACGCGGCAGGCCGAATTGGACGACCTGCGGTTTATGGCCGGCAGCCCGGACAACAACTGGCAGTGGCCGCAGGACGTGCTTGCCACGCGCGGCAGCGTGCAGGGCCAGACGGTGAACGCCAGGCCGTGCCTGACGATCAACAAACTGCCGCAACACGTCCGCAACGTCACCAACGAGCAGCGCCAGAACCGCCCCAGCGGCAAGGTCATCCCTGCCGACGATCAAGCCGACCCCGAGGTTGCCGAGATTTTCGACGGCATCGTGCGGCACATTGAGTACATGTCTGACGCTGACGTGGCGTACGACACGGCCTGCGACAATCAGGTTACGTTCGGCGAGGGGTATATCCGCCTGCTGACGGAGTACTGCGACGAGGACACGTTCGATCAGGATATTCGCATCGGTCGCATCCGCAACGCGTTCAGCGTGTACATGGACCCGATGATCCAAGACCCCTGCGGGTCGGATGCGCGGTACTGCTTTATCACGCAGGACATCACTGTCGACGAGTTCGAGCGGATGTTCCCCGATGCCACGCCGATCACGACGCTGCGCACGCAGGGCGTGGGCGATGCGTCGATGGGGTACTGGCTGAACGAAAACACGGTGCGGATCGCCGAGTATTTCCGCATCGAAGAAGAACGCGCCACGCTGAATCTCTATCCTGGCGGCTTGACGGCGTTCAAGGGGTCGTTTGAGGCCCGCCAGATGGAAGCGATGGGCATGGAACCCCTGCGCACGCGGGAGTCGTCCAAGCGCGTTGTGAAGTGGATGAAGACCAACGGTTTCGAGGTTTTGGAGGAGCAGGACTGGGTCGGGAAGTACATTCCCGTGGTGCGCGTGGTGGGCAACGAGTTTGAGGTGGACGGCGAGATCCACGTCTCGGGCCTGGTGCGCAACGCCAAAGACGCCCAGCGCATGTACAACTACTGGGTGTCTCAGGAAGCCGAGATGCTGGCGCTGGCCCCGAAGGCGCCGTTCATCGGGTACGGCGGCCAGTTTGAGGGCTACGAGAACCAGTGGAAGACGGCCAACACGCAGAACTGGCCGTATCTGGAGGTAAACCCTGATGCCACAGACGGAGCCGGAAACTCTTTCCCGCTTCCTCAGCGAGCGCAGCCGCCGATGGCGCAGCAGGGGCTTATCGCCGCCAAGATGGGCGCCGCAGACGACATCAAGGCAACCACGGGCCAGTACGACCCGTCCCTCGGCGCGACTTCCAACGAACGATCGGGCCGCGCTATTCTGGCTCGTCAGGCTCAAAGCGATACCGGAACCTACCACTATGTGGATAACTTGGCCCGGGCCATACGGCATGTGACGCGCCAGATTATCGACATGATCCCGAAGATCTACGACACGCAGCGCATCGCGCGAATCATCGGCATGGACGGCCAGACAACGATGGCCAAGATCAACCCGATGCAGCCCGAGCCGGTGCGCGAGTTGAAGGACCAAAACGGCGTCACCATCGAGAAAATCTACAACCCCGGCGTCGGCCGATACGACGTTGTGGTCACCACAGGCCCGTCGTACCTGACCAAACGCCAGGAAGCGATGGATGCCATGTCGCAGATCCTGCAGGGCTCGCCGCAGCTGTGGGCCGTGGCCGGCGACCTGTTTGTGAAGAACATGGACTGGCCGGGAGCGGAAGAACTGGCAGAACGCCTGCGCAAGACAATCGACCCGAAGTTGCTGCAGGATCAGGACGACCCGGCGTTGCAGGCTGCCAACCAGCAGATTCAGGTGCTGACGCAAGAGATGCAGGCCATGCAGCAGATGCTGCAGAACGTCCAGCAGTCGATGGAAGCGCAGAAAATGAAGGTCGACACGTTCAAGGCCGAGTCTGACGCCGAGATCAAGGCCTACGAGGCCGAGACGCGTCGCTTGCAGGCTGTGCAGACGGGCATGACGCCTGAGCAAGTGCAGGAGATCATCATGCAGACCATGCGTGACATCGCCACTGTGGGCGACATGTCCATTGCCATGCAGGGCCAAATGCCCACGGCCGCACCACAGGGGATGCCAGTATGAGTTGCGAGAAGTTTATCGGCCAGCTGTTTCTGGCGCGGGATTGCGCTCATTCGACCCACCTCAACACACGCTCGTACGCCAAGCACAAGGCGCTGGCCAAGTTCTACCACCAGATCATTGACCTGGCAGACAGTTTTGCCGAGGCGTATCAGGGCAAGTACGGCCTGATTGGCCCGGTGGAACTGCAGCAGGCCACCAAGACGAACAACGTGGTGGAGTTTCTTGAGGACATGGTGCAGACCATCATGGACACCCGTTACGATGTCGTCGAAAAAGAATGCACGCCGCTGCAGAACATCATCGACGAGATTCTGGCGCTGTTTTACAGCACCCTGTACAAGCTGAAATTTTTGGCTTAAAGGAATATCATGGCGTCGTACAACAAGTTTAACGACTTTTCTGAGCAGCTTGTCGAAGGTGTCCATGATTTTGGCGCCAACACGTTTAAAGTTGCCTTGAGCAACTCTGCGCCAATAGCATCAAACACCGTGTTGGCCGACATTACACAAATTAGCGGCACCAACGGCTATACCACTGGCGGCACGGCAACGACAATTTCTTTGTCGGAAACAAGCGGCACCACAACGGTAAACGGCACTGAGGTGGTGTTTACGGCTTCTGGCGGAAGCGTAGGTCCGTTTCGTTACGTTGTGCTTTACAACGATTCCGCCACCTCTCCGCTGGACGCGCTGGTGGCTTGGTGGGACTACGGCAGCAGCATCACGCTAGCTGACGGCGAGACGTTTACCGTCAAGTTTTCGAACACAACGCCTGGGGCAATCTTCACGCTGGCTTGATCATGATCAAGATTGATTTTGAGTTTGACACCCCTCACGGCAAGTTTGCCGATGCTCTTCATCTGCCTGATGATCACGGCTTCAGCGAAGCTGAAATCCAGGCGATGAAGGAGCAGCGTCGAGACAACTGGATTGCTGTGGTGACTGCGCCTCCTGTAGAGGTGGAGCCAGAGCCGGAGTACATTGAGATTGATGGCGTTCGTTACGTGAAGGCAGTGTAAGCATGGCTGATCGCTATTGGGTTGGTGGTTCAGGAAGCTGGAACAGCACTACTAAGTGGTCTACGACCTCTGGTGGTGCTTCTGGCGCTTCTGTTCCTACGTCTTCTGATAATGCTATCTTTGACGCCAACTCAGGCACTGCTCATTTCATCGTGACGGTGACAGACAATGCTACCTGTGCTGATCTCACCATCACACCAGAGCCTGTTGCTGGTGTTACTCAGTTTGCTGTAGGCGTTAACTTTGTCATTGCAGGCACACTGTCTACTAGTGGCACAGAAGGAAATAGACGCATTTGGTTCCGGTCATCGACCTACGGCTTGATGCGCGACATGCAGATTGCCACTATCGGCACAGTGACCGATGTGGACTTCCGCGACATTCGCGTCACAGGCACCGGCGGGACGTTGACAGGAACACGCATTGGTGATTTGCGTGGAAATAACAACATCACCTTCGACACGCCCAAAACCGTCTACTGGGTCACCCTCGCAGGCGGAAGCTGGAGTGGCAACAACTGGGCTGCAAGCTCTGGCGGCGCAGCCAGCACAGACAACTTCCCGTTGGCGCAGGATACCGCTGTCATTGAGAACACGGGGTTGAATACGTCGGCTACGGTGACGCTTGATAGTGCGATTCCGTACATTGGAACGCTTGATATGTCATCAAGAACTAATGCGATGACATTAAATTTTAGCGCAGTTGGTTATACTATTTACGGAAATTTAACTAACGGATCTGGCACAGCTTATAGTTCTACGTTCGGCTTAACTTATTCAGGAAGAAATACGCAGGTTATTACAAGCGCTGGTAAAACATTTACGAACGATCTCACTATTGATTCTTACGGTGGAACCGTTGAACTTGCCGACGCGCTAAACATTGGTTCGCGAACCCTCACCGTCACCAACGGCACCTTCGACACCAAAAACTACAACGTCACCGCGTCAGTAATAACTACTAACAATACCAATGTACGTGGCATCAAGCTAGGCAGCAGCACGTTGACGTTGAGTAATTCAACTACAGCAGTACAACTGGGAGCGATAAATCTTTCCTTTGACGCAGGAACATCACAAATAAATTTGACAGGGAACGGCGGTATTAACGGGAGCGGCAATACTTTTTACAACGTCACCTTCACCAGCACAACCGCTGCTACTCGTAGCATCAATAATGCAAACACGTTCAACAACGTAACCGTTACTGCCCCCGCTACTGCCGGTATAACAACTCTTGCGTTTGACTCTAATCAAACCATCACCGGCACCCTCACCGTCGCCGGTGCCACAGCCGTCCGTCGCATCTTCGTCCGCTCCGACACCATCGGCACCACCCGCACCCTCACCGTAGGCACGCTCAGTGCCGACAATTGCGACTTCCGAGACATCACCATTGCTGGCACCGCAGCAGGCTCTTCTCCGACCCGTGCAGGCGACTGTGGCGGCAACAGCGGCATCACCTTCCCTGCGGCAAAGACCGTCTATTGGAACCTTGCCGGTACGCAGAACTGGTCTGCAACGGCATGGGCGCCGGGCTCTGGAGGCAGTCCTGACATCAACAACTTCCCGTTGGCGCAGGACACGGCTGTGTTTGATGAAGCTGCGGGCAGCGTGACAGGAACCATCACCATCAATGCTGCTTGGAACATCGGCACGTTTGATGCGTCGTTGCGGACTAGTGCTATGACGCTCACCACCAGCACTAACACTCCGTTTGTTTATGGAGATTGGAAGTTTGGTACAGGAGTGACGTCGTCTAGTACAGCAGGCACGATCACGTTCGCCAAACGCGGAACTCAAACCATTACCAGCAATGGCATTACGTTTGGTTGCCCTATCACGATAGATTCCGTTACGGGTGTTGTCCAGCTTGCTGATGCGCTGTCGCTTGACTCAACACGTACCCTGACCCTCACATCTGGCACGTTTGATGCGGTGTCGTATAACGTGACGACGGGATTGTTTAGCGCTGTTTTGGCAACATCAGGTTCCAGATTAAAAATGGGTTC